CCTCCGCATAGGTGAGATCGTCGGCGAGGAGACGGGCGAGATGGTGCTCGCGGTTGGAGAGAATGGCGGTTGCGCTTGACATGGTGAGCCGGCCGCGGAAAGCCATCCAGTTCTTCCAGCATCTTGTCCAGAGCTGTATAACGCGCCTGTACTGCTCCGGATATTCCTGCTGTGACACGGATTCTATAAGGCCGCTGTGCAAGGTAAGAAACTCGGTGAAGGGGATTACATAGTCATACGGCATGGCGAGAGACATGGTTTCCCGCAGGTGTGCCTCGCTGGCGTGCATGTCGCC